TCAATGTGGTAACACTTGGACAGGATCTGAATCAAAAGGCGTTCGTATTTTCGCAACAGCACCAGAGGCTATATCAGGAGAAGCCTGATATGGACCCCGTATCTTGTGTTGCCCTAGCGACAGGGGCGTTCAAAGCCTTGAAGGGTGCCGTTGCAGCAGGTCGTGATTTTCAAGATATGACTAGCCAATTGTCTACTTGGGGCAAGGCTTTCAGTGATTTTAATGAAATAGAAAAGCGAGAAAAAGATCCTCCATTTTGGAAGAAAACGTTTAAGGGTTCTGATGAGGAAACAGCGATTGAGATTTTTGCTAACAAGAAAAAAATGGAACAAATGAGAAATGAAATCAAAGATCATATTTCTTGGACATATGGACCTAGCGCATGGAAAGAAGTTCTACAGATAGAGGCACAAATGAGAAAACAAAGAAAAGACGAGCTTTACCGCAAGCAAGAGCAAATAGATGCTATAATTAACTTTGCAATAGGATTTGTTATATTTGGAATTGGTGCTGCTTTATTGTTTGGTCTTTTTTATTTTTGGGGTAGCAAGCAGGGTAGGTGGTAAATGTGGGTTTTACTGTGGGTTCAGTTAGCAACAGGTGGTTTTGAGCACTATCATATTGGGAGCTATACCAAGCAAGAAGTGTGTGAATTAGCAAAAGAAGAGGCTAAAGTTCTTGTCACAAGCGATAAATCAAAAGTTGTGTGTATTAAAATAGAACTGTGATTGTAGTCGAGCGGCGCGGAAAATACATAATATATGACAAATTAGGGAAAGTTGTTATAATCACACGGGAAAAAAGAATAGCAATTGCGTATGCGAGGTCAAAGAAATGACAGAGTTTGATAAAGCAGATTTAAATAATAACGGTGTTATAGAAAAAGCAGAGTGGAATAAAATAGCTTTGGAAGATCGTCGATTGGAAATGATTGATCGTGATCTGAAGCGTAATGCAGAACGTAGATTTACTGGTTTTGCTCTGATGGGAATGTTAATATATCCATTTATAATATTGTTGGCTTCAGTGCTTGGATTTGACAAAGCGGCAAGTTTGATAACAGATATAGCAAGTGTATATGTTATAGCAGCTTCTGGAGTAGTTGCAGCTTTTATGGGATTTAATGCATACAGTGCAAAGGCTGAGAGCAAGAAAACCAGTATACAAATGGAGGATAACTAATGCTACAATCGATCATTGGACCGATAGCAGGTTTAGCAGGTAGTTGGCTTGATGCTAAAACTCAAGCTCAGACGGCAAATGCTAAACTAAAACTTACTGAGGCTGAAGCTAAAGCTAAAATAATGCTCAGTAAAGAAACAAGTGTTGCCGATTGGGAACGCATTATGGCGCAAGGATCTCAGTCAAGTTGGAAAGACGAATGGTTCGTAATTGTCTTGTCTATTCCGCTTGTTTTGGCGTTTATTCCAGGCACTGAGGGTTGGGTAGATAGCGGCTTTCAACAGCTTTCCAAAGCACCAGACTGGTATTTTTACAGTTTAGGTATCGCAATCTCTGCCTCGTTTGGTGTCAGAGGCGTACAGAAATTTTTTAAGAGGTAATTATGGCTGATATGAAAATACCTGTTGCGTTAGTCTTTGCTATGGCTGTGCAATTAGTTGGTTTGGTGTGGTACATAAGCAACATTGTCCATGACATTGAGCATCTTCAAGGCCAAGTATCCGCGCAGCAAGATATTATTAATTTGTTGAATGATGATGTGAATGATCTGTGGGTGTTCTGTACTTTTACGGAAAATAAATGGGCAGAAGCCTACATAGACGATATGGTGTATGAACGTGTTTGTGGATCAAAAGAGGTTGTAAATGAGTGAAGCATTAAAAACATTACAAGAAAAGATAGGGTCTTCACCTGATGGTGCGTTTGGCCCTAATACCGCAAAAAAGATTTGTGACCATTACGCTTTGAATCCAGAGCGTGGATCGCATTTTTTAGGGCAGCTTGTACACGAGAGTGGAACGTTTCGTTATACACAAGAGAACCTAAACTATAGCAAAGAATCTATATTGGCAGTGTTTGGTAAATATTTTAAGTCAGAAAGTGACGCCGAAAGCTGTGCTCGTAACCCGCAGGCTCTGGCTGATCGTGTGTACGGTGATAGGATGGGCAATGAGGGACAGGGTTATCTGTGGCGTGGTCGAGGATTTTTACAATGCACTGGCAAAAATAACTATTCTCAGTTTGCGGCTGATATGGATTTGCCTGAAGTAATGAAAGATCCCGATCTTATGGCTTCAAAGTTCCCTATGGAGAGCGCCATATGGTTTTTTCATAGGAATAAATTATGGAATATATGTGATGAAGGTGTTAACGATGATACAATCAAACGTCTTACCAAACGTATCAACGGTGGTTATAACGGATTAAAGCACAGAAAAGAAGAAACTAAGAAGATTTATGAGTGGTTAAGATAAATTAAGAGTGGCACTTTGAAATTAGGAAATAGTATGCTAAAAATATATAAACTGCTTTGGATTGTTTAAAATATGTCTTTTTTCTCAAATTTATTAGCTAATTATATTACTGGTAGGATTCTTGGAGGCAAAAAAGGCGGTAACATTGCTGCTCTTGGCACGGCGGGTTCTGCACTTTTTCAACAAGGACTTGGTTCAGACGGCTTTAACTTAAACAGTTTGTTTGGTGGTGGACCTGAAAAAACAGCTAATGTGATGGGTCCAGGTAAAATTGCTCAAATGGCTGATCCTCTCGTAAAAGCTGATGTGGATAGAAATTTAGCAGAAGCGGTCACTAGAAAAGCCGCAGGCGAAACAATTTCTAAAATTAATCCAATTTTTAAACAAGGCGAAGGAACGCTTGGTTATGCAGACTTTTTGGTAAAAGCAGGTGTTCTTGACCCAAACAGTAAAGTAACAAATCTTTTAAATACTAAAGTTGGTGAAGCGTTAGCAACGGGTGTAGGATCACAATTAGCATCTAAATTATCTAGTAGCGGTGGTGGATCTTCAGGATCGGTAAGCAGCCCGTTTGGTGGTTTGGGTGATATATCAATAAATGCGATTCGACCAATTGAAGTGGCTGCGGGTGGTTATATTGATGACCAATATTTTCCAAGGCGTAATGGCGGTATCATGCCATCTGAAGGTTCAGGTCAAAAAGATGACGTTCCTGCTATGCTTATGGCAGGTGAATTTGTATTAACGAAAGACGCTGTAAAAGGTCTTGGCAATGGCGATTCAAATCGCGGTATTGAGAAAGCTTATTCAATGATGAACAAGTTAGAAAATAAGGCGAACAATTATGGCTGATGAAGAGTTAGTAAACAGATCGGAAGCGGTACAACGCCGTCCAGAATACATTGAGCGTTTAGAAAAAGCCTTACTAGGTCAGATATTTGGAACTGAAAAAGACGGTAAATTATCAGGCGGCATATTAGACGCCGCAGCATATCCTAATTTATTTCGTGTAGCACCATATAAAATGGCAAGTCAAACAGGTCGGGCACAACCAATTCGATTTGATGACATTGTTGATGATGCGGGGGAGGTTATTGGAAAAAAACCTATTTATGCTGAAGGTGTTCAGCCTGGAGATGTTACAGGATTTGGATTAGAAACATTTGCTGCACAAGCTCTTTCTCAAGATTCAAATAATGATGGCATTCCAGATTTTATGGGTCGCTATACTCCTTATTTTGAAACAGCGGGGGGTGCCGCCACAGGTGGTATTGAAGCATTAGGTCGTGGTCTTGGTACTGTGGGAGAAGCAAAGACATTTTTTGGCCCTGCCGCACAGTATGTTTCTGGTGGTCGGGGCATGTATGATCCTGATGATTATGTATCACAATTTATGTCTCCTTATACTGATGACGTTATAGACGAAGTAGAAAAAGATATTGAGCGTCAAGGAAATGTGGCTAGAAATACAGCTAGGGCAAAAGCTGTTGGAGCAGGTGCTTTTGGTGGTTCAAGACAAGGTGTACAAGCGGCTGAAATAGAAAGAAGCATTCTTGACGCAAAATCAAAAGCCGCAACAGATTTAAGAGATAAAGCTTACACTCAAGCCCTTGCTGCATCTCAAGATGCATACCAACAAGGAGCCACTAGAAACTTAGAAGCGGGTCGATTGATGGGTGGCCTTGGTCAATCTGTTGGTCAGCTTGGTTCGCAGTTTGGTACGCTTGGCGGTCAATATGGAACTTTAGCAGGCACAACCGCAGATATTGGTCGTGTGTATTCAGCGTTACAGCCTGCTGATCTTGCGTTTATGACAGGAGTAGGCGAAAATGAACGTGCGTATCGTCAGCAGATGATAGATACAGCAAGACAAGAATATCAGCGTCCAACAGAGCAAGCACTGTTACCGTTTCAGTTTGGCTATGGTGCGCTTACAGGTACGCCTTCAGCGGGTATTTATTCAGAAACTCAAGCAAGTTATGCGCCTCCTGCTAACCCATTCCTCTCTGGTGTTGGGGCTTACACAACGCTTCAGGGCATTAACCAAGCATAATAAGAGGGCATAAGATGGCAAGTTCTTTAGAGCGGTATAGACAAGAGCTAGTAAACAGAGGCTTACCAAATGATCTTATCAATCAAATGGTAAAGCGTCAGGGTCAAGGACTTGAAAGACTTTTTCAAGAAGAGGGTATAGGTCGTGGACCTTTAAGTTATAATGATTCACTATCTAATTTAATTAAAGAAGAAAGAGATGCTTTTAATAACAATCGCTTTAGACTTGTTTTCCCAGGTGGTGAAAAGACTCTTGATAAAAATATAAAAGAACTACGAGAAGACGCAGAATATACCGTTCAAAAAGAGTTGTTACCAAAAGGTCTTGGGGCGGCTCTTGAACAAATGCGTGAGAATCAAAAGAGTGGTCTTACGGAAATAATTAGAGATAAACAAGGCAATGTAACTGGAGGAGGCAATCCTCTTTTTAAAAGTCTAGAAACTGATTTGTCTGAATTAGCTAGAAAGCCATTGAGAAAACAAGATTCAGATAGAATATCTGCTATGCCGTCTAACAGCGCCGCTTTTGAAATGAGTGGTCTTGATGAGATAGCTAAAGAACTTAATAGGGCTGAAATACCAATAAGTGGTCCGAAGTCTGATGAATCAGTTAGAAACGAAGAAAAAAGAAAAAAAGCCGCTGAAGAATTTAGATCAAAAGAAGAAAAACGTGTAGACAGTCAAGGCGGTTTAAAATCTCAGCCAATAGTAGGTCAAGGGCAAGACAACAATCCTAATGAGGATGCTTCTACTACTGCGTTTTTATCTAGCATGGATGAATTTATAAATTCTGCTAGAGATGCTGCTCCATATAAGCCAACTGAAAGAAGCATAGAAGAATATAAAAAAGCTTTTGCGGAGGCTACAGGAATAGATATTAGCGGTAAACCAGACAAAAGTTCGGCTTTAATGTCTCTTGGTCTTGCACTTATGCAAAATCGAGCAGGAAGTGGTTTCAACGTAGGAAATATATTAAGAGCGGTTGGTCAGGCGGGTGAAGTTGCTCTTCCTAAACTTGAGGCTGCTAAAAAAGAGGCTAGAAATAATGCTATAGCTGCTGGAAAATATGCGCTTGAAGCACAGGCAACAGATAAAATAACTGATACAGCTAACCTTGAAAAACAATTAAACAGACCTGGTTATTATGTTTTTGAACGTGGCTCAGATATAGAAGATGGAAACCAAAAATTTAAAGATGGTAGAATTGTTTATTTAAATCCAAAAGAATTAAATGAATTAATTACTAATCCAGATTTTGATGAAAGATTTTCATTTATTCAAAAATCTGAATATATAGATGTAATGAAGGAGTTAGCTAAACCTGTTGAGCGTGGTGAAATGTGGGTTAAAGGAGATCCTAAAGCTTTTTCATTAATTGGCGGTAAAGCTGATGATCTTCCCACTGCTCTGCAAGTTTTATCTCATGCTAAAAACCCAAATTATGAAGGTGAAACTCCTTCTCTTAGGTTGTTAGCCGAAGAAAAAGAAGATGTAAAAAATAGATTTATTCGATATCGCCAAGAAATATCTAAAAATACGGAAAAATTAAATGAACTTGTAAAAAATCTACAGGCTGGCGTTAGTTTTCCTAAACAAATAGCAGACAATGTTAAACAGATTGGAAAAAGCCTTGGTTTAAATGTGGACACATCTACAACCGCTAAAGCAAAACAAGCCCTTGCAAATATAGCTATTGATAACGTTTTAGAAATATTAAAAGAATCTGGAAGAACTATTTCTGAAGGTGAACGTAAGAGAGCCGAAAAAAGAGTGTCTAAAGTTGATTTAAGTTTAGAAGGTTCCGATTTAGATTTAATTTTAAATCAAGTAGAATATGTCTACGATATGATTGTCACTGATGCTCAGAAAAATTTAGACACGGCTTTAGGTACTTTTGAAAATCAGTTTGGATATAATATTATGCCAAACATATCAAAAGAAGAGCTTGATGCTATTAACGAAAAAAGAGAAGCAGACGGATTAGAACCAAGAAAAATGAGTGATTTCTAATGACTCCACAAGAAGAATTACAAGCTCTCAGAGAATCTAAAAGAAAAACAGATTTGTCTCCTCAAGAAGAGTTACGACAATTAAGAAAATCTAATAATATAAATGATTTTGGTTTTCAACGTGCTCCTAGTTTTCAAGATCTTTTACAATCTAGTTCTGGAAAAAACGAACAAATGTTCGACTATACAACAGGAGCTAGAGGCGGTTTGAGAGCCAAACTTTCTTTTATGGAAACACCAGAAGAGAAAGAAAACTTCTTACTTCAAAGAGTTGGCGCGTCTGGGTTTACTAAAGATGCTCAAGGAAGATTGGCTCTTACGCCTGAAGGACAAGCAAAAGAGGGTATGAAACCTATTGGTAAAAACCTCGTAATTGAAGAAGAAGGTTTTACTCTGAGAGATATTTCTGATGTTGCGGGATTAGCTCCAGAAACAATTGGATCAATTATTGGTGGGATTATTGGTGCGCCAACTCTTATAGGCGGTGCAGTTGGTGCGGCAGCAGGCGCGGCAGGTGGTCAGCTTGTTGAAGAAGGCATTGAGAAGTTATTAGGATTACAAAAACAAACTGGATTAGAAGTAGCCAAAGATGCAGGTACAGAGGCTTTACTTGCAGGAACAATTGACCTTGCTACAATGGGTACGTTTAAAGGTGTTCGTGCATTAATAAGAGGAGCAGGTAAAGGTGCAAGCACTGCGGCTAGAGCTTTGGGTCAAGGTGAGCGTCAATTAGGTCAGGCACAAGCCGAACAAGCATTAAGAATTATGGATGAGGGTGGTATGCCTAGCTATGAAGCAGCAGGAATGCCTGCGGCTGTATCTCGTGCATCTCAAATCGCTGAAGCTATTTCAGGAAAAGAAAAACGTGCTTTACAAAACGTAATCTTTGCTTTGGGTAAAAAACAAAAATTTCTTCAAGATGCGGGAGTTATGGATGCGCAAGGTAATGTAATTGCAGGAGCTACCGCAGATGATCTTGCAAAGGTTATAGCAGACGCGGCTCCTACGAAAGCAAAAAAATTACAACAGTCATTAGATAACGCTCAAAAAGCTCATATGAATGCCATTGATGAAACAATTTCAATCTTAACAAAATCAACGAAAGAAGGTACAGACATTGATGATGCTGTGCTTGATGTTTTGATGTACAACTATGATGAGTTCGCTAAAAACGCAGAAACTCTTTATAAAGGTGTTGATAGTAAATTAGCAGAAGTTACTGGAAATATTACTGTAAATGGCAGAAGAGCTAGTGCTGAAGGTGGCGAACTTCCTATTTTTGAGATTAGTGCGTTAAAAACAAGATTTGATGACATAATTAGTAGTAAGTATGGTGGAGCAGCGTCTACCGCGCCCGAAGAATTTTTAAAGATAGGAACACAAATTAACGATCTTGCGAGATCAGGAGTAAAAAAAGGCTTTACAAGTTTTAATGGTCTTCGTGGTCTTAGAAAAAATATACAAGATACACTTATGGACCCTAAATTAAGCATACAAGACACCACTCCGCGCCGTTTGCTCGTTAATTTAAGAGACACAGCAGACAATATGCTTCAAGGAAGAGTAGAGCTAAGAGGCATTAAAGGAGAAAAAGCCGATAAAATGCGTGAAGCTATGGGCTTATTGCAAGAAGCAAACAAAGCCTATCGTAAAGAAATGCGTATTTTTAATCGCCTTGAAACTCTTGGAATTGTTAGAAATCTTGGAGAGCCTGGAGTTAACGTAAAGTTAGAAGTAGGAAGAAATTATGATAAAATCATTCAAAGCCCTGCTCGTATTACAGCAGCTTTAGATGCCGCAAAAGGGCAACGTGAAGTTGTTCGCCAAGACTTAGCAAAACGTTATCTTGATGAGGCTTTGTTAGATTCCAACAAAGATTTTGCTGATCCAACAAAATTTAACGGTGTTCAGTTTTATGGCAAAATTAAACGTATGAACCGTGACAAAACAGGAAAGCTATTGTTTGGAAATCAATGGTCTGAAGTGCAAAATCTTGCTAAATCATTAGCGTATGGCGGTGTTAAAAAGATTGATGATGCAACGCTACAACGTATTGTAGCTCAAAATCCAGACGCAGGTATAGTTAAAACGCTCCGTAGTGTTAGAGATGCGCAAGTTGGATTAGAAGAGTCTGCTCAATCTAGTATTCTAAAACGTTTAAACTCTGGAAACCTTGACCCAGAAGAAGCGGCAGCGGCGATTACAAACCGTAATATGACTCGTGCTCAAATGAATCGAATACTTAAATTTTTTAATGACAGTCCTGAAGCTCAAGAAACAATAAGACGAACAATTGTGAATGATATTCTTGGATCTGTAGACGAAGATGTTTTTATTAATGAAAAAGCTGCTTATTCATTGCGGAATGCAATAGATTCTTACAAACCAGAAATGCTTAATAAAGTATTGGGCGAACAAGCTGTAAAAGATATGAAACAAATGGCAGATGATCTTGTTTTCTTGCGTGATACAGGAGCAAAAGGAGCGGGTTCACTTGCAGCAGACGCAATTAGAACTGGTCAATTTACCAATCCAATGAAAAACATACCAAAAGCAGCAAGATTTCGTGTGTTAAATCATATGTTCAACAATCCAACAGTTATGAGAACAGCCTTGGAAGTTAAAGCAGGTAGAACAAGTCCACAAGCAGCAGCGCAAAGTCTTACACAAGCTTTAAATGAATCAGCAGCACAAGTAAGTGGCTCTGGCGTTCCTTTAACTCAAAGGGCAGCGGGAGTTGCAAAGGGAGTAGGAGCTACTCTTGGAGCATTAAATAGAGGTCAAGTAGCTACTAGGCAAGGCATAGGACAGTTATTAACGAGTCCCCAGGAAGTAAAAGGAACTACACTACCAAAAAACAAAACTCCTGTTCCTCAAGTTTTACCCCCTATTACAGCACAAGATTTACAAATAACAAAAAAAGTTAATCCGCGTTATGTTCAACAACAACAAAATATACGACAAAGAGCTAAAACAAATCCTTACGTTGCAGCAAGCTTATTAGGGGGTCTTGGTAGCGCAGGTCTTCTTTAGTCCTCTATAACCGCTGAAATTCCTCCGACCATTGCTCTAGCAACTGGTGGTGGAGTCTTTTGAAGACCCTGACTTCTGTATTCTTCATCAACAAGCAAAGACAATTGCTGTGATATATTTCGTCTTTCTTTGTTTGCAATCTGTACGATCTTGTCATAAGTGTCTACATTCACACCTATAGACTTGTATTTAGATGGTTTAGGCACTAGCATAACTCCCATAATGTTCTCGAAACCAACATATAATCCCAAACTAAAAAGGTCAAGACCCAAGTATGGCAATAAGAAAACTGTGGTTGACGGAATTACATTTGATTCTAAATGGGAATCACAACGTTATCTTTATCTGAAGTCTTTAGAAAAAGCAGGTCGAGTAAAGAATTTAGAACTACAGCCAAAGTTCATTATCTCTATAAACGGACAAAAGATCTGCACATACATAGCCGACTTTAAATATGATAGAGAAGATAAAGACGATGTTTGGGAACATGTGATCGAAGACGCAAAAGGTGTGGAAACCCCAGAGTTCAAGTTAAAGAAAAAGCTTATGAAAGCTGTTCATAATATTGATATCTATCTTTCTAAAAAAAATAGTTGACATAGATCCCATACTTTTCTAAGTTGAAATTTCTAGAACTAAAGAAAGTATTATTATGGACAGTACAAAACTGCTCAGTGAAAGAGATGAACTCAAAGAGCATATCAATGCCCTGAAGAGTGAACTCAAGGATCTTGAAGAGCAAATCAAAGACACTTTTTATACCCAGGCTCGTGATGCGTTACGGGCAGATGGTAAAGATTTTGGCACCACACATATGATTGCAGGTAATCAAAAGCTGAAAGCTAAGGTTACTAAGAAAGTTGTGTGGGATCAGGATGAATTAGGTTGTGTATTGGAGGCAATGGCTCCAGAAGACGCACAGCACTATGGGAAGCTTACGATTACAGTTGATGAGCGTAAGTATACAGCAGCACCACCCGCTATCAAATCGTTACTTGAACCTTGCCGTAGCGTTGAAGTTGGTGGATTTACAGTAGAAGTGGATAATTAATATGAGTTTACAAATTATTTCTGCTGAACAGCGTCTTGCGGAAAAGCGTGGTCACAAGGTTGTGGTCTGCGGTGCAAGCGGTGTTGGCAAAACAACCTTGGCTCGAACCCTTGAGCCACACTCGACACTATTTATGGATTTGGAAGCAGGGGATGCAGCAATCGAAGGATATGAGATTGATGTTATTCGCCCTCAAACGTGGATAGATTGTCGTGACTTTGCTTGTTATTTAGGGGGACCAAACCCTTCTTTGGCAGAAGATCAACCATACAGTGAGGCGCACTATCAATTAGTGTGTCAGTATTTTGGTGATCCAGAACAGACAATTAGTAAGTATGAAACTCTGTTCATTGATTCGATTACGGTTGCAGGGCGATTGTGTTTTCAATGGTGTACGCAGCAACCAGATTCAAGGTCTGACAGAACAGGCAAACTTGATACTCGTGCAGCTTATGGTTTGCATGGGCGCGAAATGATGGGGTGGCTTACACAGCTACAACACATTCGCTCAAAGAATGTAATCTTTGTTGGGATTTTAGATGAAGTTACCGATGATTATGGACGCAAGCAATATGCGTTGCAAATCGAAGGGTCTAAAACTGGCAGAGAATTACCAGGGATCGTAGATGAAGTGATCACGATGGCTGTTATGGCGGGAGACAACGGCCCATATCGTGCCTTCATCTGCGGTGCCTTAAATGAATGGGGCTATCCTGCAAAGGATCGTTCTGGTAGGCTTGATACACTTGAAGAGCCGCATCTTGGTAAACTATTAAATAAAATGAGTGTTGGAGCACCACAGGCGGAAAGGCCACTTAATTTTGTAGATCCAAACACTCAGCATTCTAGCGAAGGAGAATTAGAAAATGCTTAATCTAAATAATGCAAACGTATCAGATGCTCCACAAATGGAGCGAACATTAATTCCTGCGGGTACAGTATGTCGTGCAATTGTAAATGTTAAACTTGGTGACATGGAAATTCCAGAGTTTGGAACAGGTCAGTGGTTTAAGGCATCTCAAACATCTAAGGCAAAATGGATGGAGTTGGAGTTTACCGTCATTGGCGGTGAGCATGACAAACGTAAGTTCTGGGACAAAATCTTTGTCGATGGTGATAAGATGAGTCCAAATGGCATTCCAGTAACTAAAGAGATTGGTTTGTCTACTCTTAGAATGATTATAGAAAGTGCATTTAATATCGTTCCAACCGATACTTCAGCCGAAGCACAGGCTCGTAGACAAATCTCAGGAGTAAATGACTTGAATGGTATGGAGATTTGCGCTAAAGTTGGAATTGATAAAGGCACAAATGGATATGCGGATAAGAATAAGTTAACCGCAGCCATGACACCTAACCAAAAGGATTTTATCCCTTCTGGTCAAGCGCCAATGTCTCAGACACCTGCTTCAAGTCAGCAGATGGCGCAACCACAGCAACAGGCACAGCCCGTAGCAAGTGGTGCAGTACCAAGTTGGGCTAATCGCTAATCTAGCGGCACAGGTTTACTTCACCTGCTAGACCACCGAAGGGGAGCGGTGGGCCAAATACTCCCCCTCTTTTCTAGACAAATGGAGTCCCCAATATGTTACTGCGCCCCTATCAAGAGGCCGCTGTTAGTGATGCGTGTAAGGCATTAGATAAACACGGTAATACGATTGTGGTAGCACCTACTGGAGCAGGTAAGACAATTATGCTCTCCGCGCTCGTAGGTGAACGCTACAAAGACGGTAAAAAGATCTTGGTGATGCAACACCGCGATGAACTTGTAGATCAAAACAAGTCCAAGTTTGAACGCATCAACCCATATATTACAACAAGCATTGTGAACGGCACGATTAAGAATTGGGATGGTAATACAATCTTCTCAATGGTGCAGACAATCTCACGCGAGAGAAACCTAAGAGATCGTCCAAAATTTGATATGGTTGTTGTGGATGAAAGTCACCATGCAGCAGCCGATACATACTTAAAAGTTATTAACGCAGTGAAAGAAGACAATCCAGATGCAGAGATTGTTGGCTTTACTGCGACACCGAACCGTGGCGATGGCAAAGGTCTACGCAGCGTTTTCAATAATTGCTCACATCAGATCGAAATCACAACATTAATTCGTGAAGGATTTTTGGTTTCACCTAAATCATACGTCATTGATTGTGGTGTAGGCGAACAGCTTAACAACGTATCTCGTAGGGGTAACGACTTTGACATGGAGCAAGTCGAAGCCATTATGAACCACAAAGTCATTAATGAGAAAGTTGTTACAGAGTGGATAGATCGTGCAGATGGACGAAAGACAGTTGTTTTTTGTAGCACAGTTAAACATGCAGAAGATTTATTAGAATCGTTTATAGAGCATGAGGTCGATGCCAAGCTTGTAACTGGCGAGACACCAAAGGATGAAAGAGCCGAAACACTACATGAGCTTGCCTATGGTGATCTTGAAGTGGTTGTGAACGTGTCAGTATTAACTGAGGGGTTTGACGCTCCTGCCGTGTCTTGTATCGTTCTTATGAGGCCATGTTCACAAAAGGGTACGATGGTTCAAATGATTGGTCGTGGTTTACGCACGATTGATCCAGAAGAGTTCCCTGGCATTGTCAAAACAGATTGTTTGGTTCTTGACTTTGGCACGAGCGTTCTCACGCATGGGTCTTTGGAAGATGCGGTTGATTTAGATGATCGTGAAAAAGGTGAAGCACCTCTCAAAGAATGTCCAGAGTGTGAGTCTTTTATTCCTATGGGTTCTCAGGAGTGTCCAATATGTGGACACCTCTTTGAGTCCGAAAAAGAGGAGAAAGAAGAGCTATCCGCATTTACAATGACAGAATACGATTTGATGCAAATGTCACCGTTTCGTTGGATTGATTTGTTTGGTGATGGCAGCTTGCGTATGGCGATGGGTTTTGAAGGATTTGTCGGTGTGGCTAACACATCAGGGTTGTCTATCTCTTTTGGTAAGACAAAAAGTGGGAGAGTGCAGCTTAAAGTCCTTGCCGTAGGCGGTAGCGCACAGGCTACAGCAGCCGCAGATGATTTCTTGCGCGAAATAGAAGATGGCGGTGCCGCTAAGAAAACAAAGAGATGGCTAGATCAGAGAGCCACAGAGAAACAACGTGAGCATTTACGCAAGCAAGGTATTGAAGTTGGCTTAATGGACTTCTCATGGACTAAATACAGAGCCGCATGCATGCTTAATTTTATGTGGAATAAAACAGTAATTGAACAGGCAGTGGAGAAATATCTATGATACGTTGGGCAGTTTATGATGATGGTTTAAGGGTTTGGGACAATGGCAAACTTATTGCAGTTCTTCCAACATCTGATTTTAAATACATTTTGTCTGATTTGGCGTTATGGTTAAGACATAACGATAAAGAGAGGCAAGAGGATGGCTAGGTTTGAACTCGTTTTATCATTAGCCAAGCGTAATGATGATAACGAATTATATACAGAAGAAACTGAATATGTGTGCTTTTGTAAAAACCTCAAAGATTTAGAGGAAATCACAGATACAGCAAACGAAGTTATTAAAGAAGAAATAGGCGAATCAGAGGAAGGCGAAGTTTTGTTCGGGTCAGCAGATGTTATCATAAACAATCTTACAGTTCTTATGCTGCAATACACGAATAGCGAACTTCCAAGAGATGAAATGGATGAAATAATTGATTTATTAACAGAACCACAAGGAGCAATGCATTGATAGAAGAAAGAAAGCCAGTAGAAGAATTGGCGTTTATATTAGAAAAATTCGGATGGGACACCAAGTTTTGTGACCTAACAGAAGATCAAGTCTACACACTTATATTCGGATTACAGGCAGCAAAAGATATATCATCGGAGATTGAAATTGGGAAGCTCGAAGAAAATTACTTTAAGTCAACGGGCACTTGGCCCCCTACAAGTATCCCGTTCTGATCCTGTAATAGAGTCTATAGCAAAAGCTGTAGACCGAGGAATTGTTCGGCTTAATGAGAAGAAAAAGCGGCGGAAGTACCTGGGAGCGTCAAGTATTGGCGATGAGTGCAGCCGTAAAATTCAGTATCGTTATCTAAATTACCCTCAAGATGAGAACTCTGGGTTCAGCGCACAAACATTACGCATCTTTGAGTTCGGTCATGGGATTGAAGATTACGCAGCCAAGTGGATTAAAGACGCAGGCTTTGATCTTAGGACAGAAGACAAGATGGGAGAACAGTTTGGGTTTTCAATTGCTGATGACGAAATCAAAGGACATATAGATGGGGTTATCTGTGATGGTCCTGTTGATATGGGCTATCCATCTTTGTGGGAAAACAAGTCAGCAAAAGATAGTAAATGGAAAGCTTTTCAACGCATGGGCGTGGCAAAAGCCAACCCCACATATGCAACGCAGATCGCTCTGTATCAGGCTTACATGGATCTAACAGAATGCCCTGCATTGTTTACAGTCGTGAATAAAAATACGTCTGAAATATACTACGAATTAGTTCCTTTTGATAAGGAGTTGGCACAGGCAGCAAGTGATAAAGCGGTAAATATCTTGACTGCATCAAAAGCAGGTGACATTCTACCTCGCATAGCTCAGAGCAAAGATTTTTATCTTTGCAAGTTTTGTGAGTTTAGGGAGACTTGTTGGAAAGACGAATATAATTAGGGGTCAGCACCGTGTAAATGCTAACCCCTGAAGTGGTAAATATGAGTATGAGGACAATATAATGTCATTAAGAGTAGTTGGCAATACAATATATGGTAGCAATCAAAAAGATTTAGTCGCTGAGATTACGGAGAAAGTTCCTTCATATGTACAGATCGAAGCACTAAAGAATGCCTACCCAAACGGAAGAGTTGTTCGGAATGAGTTCTATCTTGGCTCATTGTCAGGTGAGGCAGGGCAATCTCTTAAAATAAACATTGATCCATCAAGTCCAAACTTCATGCGCGGCATGGATTTCAATAGTGGTGACGGGATTGGGGGCATATCCAAGATTCTAATGGAGGCTTACAGGTGGAAAATCACTGATGTAGCCGAACATTTCTCTACATTCTTAGATCGTCCCCAGGCAGAAGCGCCAATTAACCCGATTAACCCGAACAAGTTACAGCAGCCCCAGGAAGAACAACCCGAACAAGTTAAGCAAAAGCGGGTCATTGATATCAATACACCGCACGATGGTGAGTATTTCTACCTATCAACTGATGGGGAGGTTCTCGTAACGGTACGAAGATATATCGAAAGAGATCCAACGGGTGAAATTGTTCGGGATACGGACGGGAATACGAAGAAAGAGTTCCGCCAGTTTCCGCGTTTACCTGAAACCAGACCGCTTTATAACCTCCCTGACATTGCGCAATCAGATCGCGTAATATGGGTAGAGGGTGAAAAGTGCGCAGATGAGCTAACAAAACAAGGATATACAGCTACTTGTAC